TTTAATATGACTTTCGGTGGTTGGACTTATGGTCCCAACTGTGTTTATAGTCTTCATGGTGCGTTGGACAAGTTTCCACGTTACTATGATAAGTTGAATAAACCTACTCAAAAAGTAAAAGACCCTTCCTATTTAGGTATGCTTGGAGGACAAGCATTGAATTTGATGATAGATGTTATGGGTCTACGTAAGTATGCTGGCAAAAGAACTTTTGATATAGATGAAGCATTAGAAAGAATCAAAAAGGTTCCTAAGAATTCATCTGCTGGCATAGCTCCTGGTCCACGGGTAATAAGAGAACAGAATGGTATTAGATATGTTTTTACCCCTTGTGGAAAGAAGAGAACTCAGTGGGAAATGGCTGAGAAGGAAGTCCATCGCCTAATCGATGCGTTTCGATTAGGTAAACGGCCTGAGCCAAAATTTAGAGCCATATCGTTGGCTTTAAAGGAGGAAGGGTTAATTGGTGAGACTGAAGCAGCCATAAAGAAAAATCAAAATAAGTGTAGGATTTTTTGGATTGTTCATATTGTATGGATTTTTGTTGCTGTAATTGTTCATGGTTATAGACAGGTTATAGAAAGAGGAAATGTCATAGCTATAGGAACTAATTTCTGGTCAGGTGGAACCCAGAAAATAGCGGATTATTTTAAATGGGATAATCCGGCTATGGTCTACTATGAGGCAGATTTTTCCGGGCTCGATACGACTATTAAAGCATCAATGTTGAAAATGTATGGTGCTTTTTCAGCTTTTTATTATAAAAAAGGGGCTGGTGACTGGCGTATTTTTAAAGGTTTGCTTGGATTAGCGATAGAAAATCTTACATTTAAAGTAGTTCATGTGATGGATGATATATGGCGCATAATATACGGCATTATGCCTTCAGGCGCATATGAAACATCTCATGGTGACTCTTGGTGTGTATCATTGATATATTTTATGTATTTCTTTCATGTTATACAAGAGAATCCAGTTAAAGGAACTCTTATAAGAGATGCATTACTCAATGGGTATATACGCATTAAAGTCATGGGTGATGATTCTGTATTAGGTGTTCACAAGTCTTTTTCCGACGTTGTTAATATATGGGGTTTTAGAGACTTTGTGTTAATGAAATTTGATATGGTGCTCCGTGATGAAAAAGAGAGTCAATCATTTTGTTCTGAGATAGATACAAAAACAGGAGAGTTGAAAAAGAAGAATGTGTGTTTTCTCTCTCGGTATTTTATTAGAAGGGAGAGTGTGACCAATAGGGTAGATATACCTCAAGTTCTTCCTTACAGAACATTATCCAGAACCATAAGAAAATTTGCCTATGGTGGTTCTGGAAAAGCGAGAACTGTTGAAGATTGTGTAATAGCCTCAATAGGTGTTGCTTATGATACTATGGGTACTAATAGGATGGC